GACGGCTTCATAGGCGTCTTCTTCTTATTCTCCGAACTTGCTGAGGTAGCCATTGATCTAACATAAACCACCACTCGCACACGTGAGACGAGCAATAACAAAGCATGGAACATACTTTGTTGTTTTTGTGCGAGTGGTGGAGTGGGGCGAGGGGGCCCCACCGATGATTAGAAAGGGCGCAGTTGCATTGGCCGCATCGGCCAATGCTCGCCCTTTATCATCATCTGTAGGCGGTAGGTCCGCCCCATGTAACCCGAGCACAAAAACAACAAAGTATGTTCCATGCTTTGTTATTGCGAAGGCGAACTACACACACACCACCATCTCTTCATTAGCGCGCGGCTGTGCCTGCGCCACCTTAGGGGTAAGCATGAACTAATGGCAACTCTGCGCCAGAGTGAAGGTTAGGGATCCAACATCCTTCATTTCAGTTGTCCGAAAAGCGAACACGCGTGTACACGTGCGAGAGCGGCGACGCAGTCAGAAGGCCACCATTCTGATACCACAGCATGTAGATCGAGCCTGTCTGGATGTCGCCGACAGTGCCTGCGCTGCCGGTGTTGAACTCAACCGAGTGGTTGAGCTTCACGTAGCGGTTGATGTGAACCGCTGCGGGACCCGCCGCTCCAAGGCAGGGGATCTGCTCATCGAGCAGAGTCTTGAAGCGACGAGAGTTGCTCAAGTTCATCGGGCTGTCGAACTGGTCGGCAGCCAGCACGTCAGTTGCGGTAGCAGCGACGGCGTTGGTCTGGCTGTCGTAGACGATCAGACAACGCAACGGCGACGCGCCAGTGCCTGTCGCCGTCATTGAGAAGTCACCCTTGACGAGCAACGACTTCATCGTGATGCGTCGACCAAGACGAGTCGTTGCAGTTGTTCCTTGAGCCACGCCGTTCAGGAGGATCGGCGTGTTGGCAGTGACTTGATTGAACGTGATCACCGTTGTTGAGCTGAGATCGATGTTCTTCAGCTCGTGTGACGAAGCGGGCATACGGCCACCGAGGCGAACGAGAGAGTTCGCCGTGAACGCCGCACGGCGTTGGCTGTATCCTGCCTGACGCATGATAGATGTTGCAGCCTTAGCGGCTTGGAAACGACGATCGGTTCGTTGACCTCCGCGTTTGGCTGATGTCTTGACTGGCATTATTGACCCTGTGGGTCATCGCGATCCGAATCAGGATCCAAATATTGCATAATCAATATAACTCCAACGCCTCCAAAAAATAGCCAGAACATACTTTGTTATTAGTTTAGACCCGAAGGGGCTGAACAGTATTTTGAGCGATAGCGATATTTTTGCTCGCAAAAATCCAAAATAATTTTCGAAGAAAATTCGGTCTAAGACTAATAACGCAGTTATGCACTATTACTCTTAGACCCTGCCAGGTAAAATTTTGTAAAAAATACCTGGCAGCTGGGGTTTACCCCATGTGTGTGTAGTCACCCGTAGCGATGTTGGAACTTGTTGCGACGTCGCGAAGGTATGACATACACGGTATGAGTAACGAACACCCTAAAGTTTGCGGGTCCGGTTTGTCACGCAGCAAACGAAGGTGATGTGAGAGGGATAAAACCCCGTTTACTCATCCAATGACTTGGTGACGAAGTCAAAAGTCATCGTCGTCGTTCATCGGCAACTTCTTCGGCGCCGATGTTGACGACGTAGGAACTAGATCCAGGCGTGCTTGGCCTGGGATCTGCTTGTGCTTGCGGAACTCCGCTGCACTAGCCTTTGGTGGTGCAACCACCTTGAAGCGAGTCGTATCTGTACGACGGAGCTTCGCTGTGACGTCACACGGTAAGTCACCATACATGCAGTCGCAGTAGATTGTCTGACCAGGGTTTTGCGACGACGGAAAGTCGGCGTCAAAGTCTTCTTGGTTGACGAACTGCATGTGCTGTGCTTCACGAAGCGAGATGTGCTGATCCTCGCACTCTTGAGCAGCTGCGTTGAGCGCTGCGTCTTCGTCGAGCATGTCAGGATCGTATTCCTGCCATGCGTCTTCTGGCGTAGCGTCGAGTTGCTCGTCGCACGTCAGATCGACAACCTTGTCGTCGACATCGTCGTCGGCATCGTCCTGCTCAATAGCGTGACGCATGTTGTCGACGAGATCGCCCGTCATCAGGAGATCGATGACGTCAGCGAGATCGGGACCAGCATCGCGTATGACCTCATACGGGATGGTCATGTTGATGATCGCGCCGTACTGGCCTGACAGACGACGCATCAGCTCGGTGGTGTCCGGCACGGACTCGACCGTGTACCAGTCCTTGGGATGCTTGTGGCTCGTGAATACGATGATCTTCGGGCAGAAGTTAACGGCACCGCCTTTGGTGTCGAGAACAAGTGGCCACTTGTCGCAGATGCGCAGCAGCTGACGATACGGCATGAAGCCGCCATCCATCTCGTCGAACACGACGACTGGGTGACGCAGAGGATCGTATCCATCTGCCCACATGTTGCCGCCGTTGCCACGACGGAAGGTGAAGCCACCGCCGTTGTTCTCAACAATCTGTTGAGCACGATGCGACTTGCCCGTGCCAGTCGCGCCATGCAGCACGACGATGTAGGGCTGCACGCGTGGCTGATCGTGAGCGTAAGTGAGACGAACCTTCTCAACCGCCTTGTGGTACTGCGCCCACAGATGAGGATACTCCTCGATGAGCTGACCGTCTGTTGCGCCTTCTTTGACGGCGTTGAACAGATCGCCAACGTTCTTCTTGTAGACAACGTTGCCCTTCTTGCCACCCTTCGCCTGAGCTTCTTCAGGCGACCACGCGCCGACAGTCCATGGACCGTCGACGCGCCCCTTCTTTTCGCCCTTGTACTCCTCGAGCGTGCAGTAGTCACGAGCTTGTTCGTGACTACCCATGCGCGGCTCGAAGTGGGCGGTAGTGTGGATGTTATCCTTCATCCACTTGATGCCGAACCCGTGGGAGTTCTTGTCGTTGACCTTGGTCACGATGTACGCCTGATGATGGCGTGTGCCTGATGCACCAACTTCTGTTTGGCCACAGCCAAACACGATGTTGCCGTCAGCCAACCACTGCTTGAGATACATCTCAAGCGGGATGACGGGGTTGTTGATCGTGATCACCCAACCACGAGACGGCTTCATAGGCGTCTTCTTCTTATTCTCCGAACTTGCTGAGGTAGCCATTGATCTAACATAAACCACCACTCGCACACGTGAGACGAGCAATAACAAAGCATGGAACATACTTTGTT